TCTGCTCTTCTCAATGAGCCATGAGCCAGCGGGGAGCGAGGTATAAATAGGCCGAGGGGTACCCCGCTTTGCGCGATTTTTTTTCCCTCCAACAACTTCTCCGATTTTAAATGGATCCGAACGAGGCATTTTATTCGTACGTTCGCGAGACGCCCCCGCCAGCATTTTCAGCTGCCCCACCCTCAACCGCTTCGACGTGTGAGCATTGCCCAGAATGCCGCGCCGTTACACCCGACGTCGTCGCCGCGCGCGTACGTCTCGGCGCCGTTCTACTTTTCGCAAGACAGTTACGACTCGAGGTCGAAGAACTCGCAAATATTCTGGGGCTCGAAATTCCCGCCGCCGCATCTCGAACATCACTTCGATTAAGAAGCATGATAACATGATGCCTGGCTTCATTTCTCCCGACGGCACTTTCAATTTGAACCCCCTCACCACCACGACGGGGTTCACATCCCCGTTTTGCCCGAGTGCACGCCGACTTGGGTTGCATGCAGAGGGTGAATCGGCCCGACAGCGTCAGACGACCTTCTCTGTTGGGTACAAAGAACGCCTGCAGATCGACGTCCTAGGAGACGGTGTGTGGAAATGGCGCCGCGTTGTTTTCACTTACAAGGGTAGATCCCTGTACGACCAGGATACCCCGTGGATTGTACCCTATTACAACAAAGTGGTGGATCCAACCGGTCATGGGGTGGACATGGTGCGCGCCATTGCACAGCCCACTTTGGATCAGGCAGCACACATACGCAGTGTTTGGTGGGATGGATTCGAGGGAGGTGATTGGGGTTCCGAGTTCACTGCCAAGCTGGACACGTCACGCATCACACCGATGTATGACCGAACAGTCACACTCAACCCCGGCGATGAGAGCGGAATGTCCCGCACATTCCGCCAATGGCATCCGGCGCGGAAGAATTTGGTTTACGATGATGACGAAGATGACACTGCCCCCACTGACGGCGGCTCACCGGTTTCGGTGACTGGCAAGCCTGGGATGGGGGATTTGTATGTGTACGACATTGTTTACAATGCAGTACCAGCAACTGGTTGAAATCAGGCCTTGACTTTCAACCCTGAGGGTACCTATTATTGGCACGAGCGCTAGCTAGACAATGAGAGATTCGGTGAGGTGGATGATGTCACAATTTCCCTGCAACCAATTGAAGTCCACGTGCCCCACTTCTTCTGGATCGTCATTCATGAGCCAGATGGTGGGCCTCCCCCAATTGATCGTCGTCTTCCCCCTGTATTTATCCGTGACCGTGAATGTGGATTGCCCTCCAAGCCACCCCTTGTATGCCGGAAAAAACTGGAAGTTCCCTTGAATATCGTCAAGCACTGCGTACTTGGCGTCTTCCAGCCCTGACTTGAGGTCGTCCACGTTCCACTGCAGGCAGCAGTGGATGTGTGGACCCAGTGATCGCGCCCAGACCGTTTTTCCGAGACGCGTCTCGCCCCACAAAATCAGGCTTCGAGGACGTCCAACTGTACAACCATTAGTAGGATTCCTTTCTATAAGAAAAGCCCTCGAGCCGGCCGCTGAGGGAGGGGGTGGGACCCCCGGGGGGGGCCCCCCCGAAAGGCCATTTATGGCCTCGCGGCATCAGGCGACGGGCGCTACTTACCAGTTCCAGACAGGTTGTCACGTACCCACGCATCGAGTTCTGGAAATTTTCCAGTGCAAAGCTGAAGTCCAGGGGGGTGTTCGTATGCAACCGCAGGGGGTCGATAGTGCCACTCGGCGTAGGCACGGAGAGATTGGTGGTTGCATAAAAGCGCTCGTGGTGCCAGCTCTCGAACAAGCTCCCAAAACTCCTCCACACTTGCTGCATCTGCAATTCGAGACCAGACGTTGTCAGTTCCCTGAATTTCAGTTCCGATTCTGGTACTGAGCCCTCCTGCGACAACGTCTCCGTCCTTGATCGCATAGTCGAGCATCTTTTGTGGTGTTCTACCACATGGTTGAATGTTCGGGTGGCGGTCGTCAACATCGAAGCGTCGCGGGTCCCTGAGATTGATGCGTCGACCGAAATCCACGAAAGCGTGGAGATGAATGCCCCCATCAGCGTGGTTCTCTCGACCAATGAGACACTCAGCTGGGTATGAAGTAATAGAGTCGTGAACAGCCCATGGGTCCAGCTCTCCGCATTGAGCGTAAGTGATGAGGACATAGCGGCTTTGCACGCGAAAGGGTGACTCAGCCATTGACTTAGAAGAGCAGAGATAACTTTG